AGTAAATTATTCTCAGTAACTGAAGAAATCAATTCCCAACCCAATACTTTGGCTAAATCTTTTAAATAAACATCTGGTGTGTTATCTTGTTTATCATACGATACTGTATGTGCAAATTCAATACCAGTTATTAATTTATTTATTTCATCAAATTCTCTACCATATATTCTAAGTGTTTTATTTACTTTTTGACCAGATGTATCTTGGTGTTGTTCACTTAAATGTACTGGTGTTGTGTCAAAGTTAGATATTGATTCAGTAACTAAGAATCTATTAATTAAATCACTAGATTTTAAATCGTTTTTATTAGCTATATCAACCAATTTTGTGACAAAACGAATATAATCTGACGATTGAAAGTCAATATTGTAACCGTCTGATACTGGCCATGTAATTGATTCTTTAATATAAAATACTGAACCGTTATCTGTTGTTATTGGATATCTAAAAGATGATGTGTATTTTGGTGCTTCAAATCTATTTAATAAATAAGATTGAAAATCTGGTAAAGAATTGAAGAAGTGTTCTGCTTGTTCTTTATTTGGTTTTATATGGTAACTAATAACACCATTACTTGAACCACCACTAAAAACATCCCCATTTACTTTAAAATATAAAACATCATTTAATAAATTTGTTGAACCAGTAAAATCTATTATTTTTGATTCAACATCGTTTAAGTATATAACATATGATGGATATTCAATTGAAAGATTTCTAAGAGTATTTGCTTCATTAAATGTATTTAATATAGTTCCGTTTTTTAGATAATTTATTTCAAAATTGTTTTCTATGAAATTTGTTTTAACTTCGAATGTGGATGTATTTGTTAATAAATCATATGAATAATTTTCATATGTATAACCACTAATAGCGTTACCATTAACATCAGATGCGTTAGTTTTTGTATATAGTGATGCTGGCCAATTTGTTATTATTTCTTCTAGAGAAACTCTAACGTACTCAGTAAGAGAACCAAATAGAGCATAATAATTAAGATTTGTTTTATCTAAATTAAGTTTAACATTTATGTTATTATTTAATATAGTTTGTGCTTGTCTAGGTGTAACCTTTAAATCGCTTAATGTAACAAAATTTGATAATTTTCTTGTGGTGAATATTTTATCATTTTTAGGTTCCATATTGGTTGTTATGGAAAAATTACCCATAGTAAACAATGTGGTACCAGTAGTATTACCTAATTGTCCGCTAAGTAAATCTGGATTAAATGCTCTATATTCAATACCATTACCAAAAAATTCTTTTTTAGCATATCCAACGACTTTAATTCTACTATTTCCCATTTTATATTGATTATAATTTTGTTACTGATGTAAATGTTTTCGTAAAATCAATACTAGCCCTTTCTTCTCTAACCTCAAACAATGGTTTACCAGTGAATTGGTCTTTGATTTCATAAAGATTGTATTGTCTATAAATATCATTGTTGAAGTTATAGATAGTGTAAATACCATCTTCAAGACTTTTACTTTGATTACCGAAGATTGCATATGCCAATGTTTCAACATCGTGTTCCACCATTTCAACCTCAAGCATAATCGGGTTAAAGAATGTGTTTGTGATAATCACTTGTTGGTTTGGTTGACCAATAAATGGTAATGTATTTGGTTTAACATTTGACGTTGAACTTGGGGATACGGTACAGTAAGTTAATGTTGAATTATCGTTAAAACGATAACGTATTGCTTTTTGATTACTGTTTGTTAAATTTTGATTAACTGGTTCAGCTCTATTGTTAGATGTAATAATCCTAAAGAAGTTATTTACTTTAGCATCTTCAGCCGCTGTATTAGTATCAATATATTCAAGTCTATAACCAACCAACCCATTATTCTCAAATTTATTAACAAATTGAGTTGGTATTGTTGATATATCAAATAAAACACCTTTGATGTCTGGATATGCGGATAATGCTCCGCAATCAACTATTTTAGTTCTAATCTCTACTGGTTTGATGTATATCGTATAAAAACCTTTAGCACCAAAAGTATCTACTGGTAATTTAAGTGTGTACATCCCACCAAACACCTCAAAAACCTCTACATTTGATTGTGATTTATTAGGGTTATCAATTTTAATCAAGACTTCATTTGAGTCTAATTTTAATAAGTTAGTGTTACCAATCTTATCTCTAGATGGTGTGTAGTGGTAAAACACTTCCACATCATCTGGTGATATATCTGCTGGTCTAACATTTCCATAAGTGCCCGTTGAAAAATACATATTATAAATTTATTAATTCGTTTATTGTTATTGTAATCTATTTATACTTACCCTTAATTAAAAGATAAATGATATATTTATAAATATAAGTATATTTTTATCAAAGTATATTTCATTCTCTTTTTAGTTTATAAAACCCATTTCCATATCTAGATAATTCACCTAAATCTTTTATTTCAGATAATCTTAAATGCATATCCAGAACACTGGTTTTACCCCTATCTACATAAACATCACTTTGAACTTCTGGTGGAGTTGTTATACCAAATAAATATTCTTCTCTAGTAATTGCTGATAAAGAAATATTAGTTTCGTTCCAACCTTCACTCATATAACTAAAGCTATTTAAATTTATTTGTGATTGTATATTATCGATTACAACATTTCTAGATGTTCCAGTATACTCTAAAAATTTGATACCATATACTTGTTTATCAGTACCTATATTAGCATCATCTATTGAATCAAATACATATACCCTAGGTTCACCCATTGAATGTACTCTACTAACACCAGTTAATGATGTATTTTTATAGTTTTTGTATGTCTCAGTATACATATCAAACCCAACTTTATATTCATTAAGTATATCATATGATTTAAGCTCATCAATTCTACTTTCAGTTAACCCAGTTACTGTTGTGTTTCCATAAACATAATAGTTAGATATTACTTTATCTGGCATTCTTAATGTAAATTTATTTGTACCAGTTATACCAGTCATTTTTGGTGATATGGCACCAGTCATAAATGGAAATGTAATACCACTTGCTGATAGTTTATCCTTTAACAATTTATAGTCTGGTTGTGAATCAACCTTACCATCTTTAGGAATATAATCAATATCAGTGAACAACCCCATATCATCAATATTTTGAGTTAAATTAATCTTAAGGTAAAATGTGGTGGCAGTCATTACACCCCATGTAGGACTATTAAGTGTTCTATCAACACTATTCTCTAAAAAAATTTTACGCTTAATTATTTCCATTATGTTGCTAATATTTGATACAGTTTAACTGTTATGTTATCCGTGTTTACAACTTCAGTTACATTATTTGGTGTAGGTGGAGTGGTATTAGGGGTATTATATGTTGTATCTATTTTATAGAAAAACCCTTTATCTGTTTTAGTTAATATATATCTAGTATATAGTTTTTTAATTAAATCTTCAATTGGTAGTGCTTTATCGTTAACCATAAGATTAGTTACTTTACCAGTTTTAGCGTTTTTAAATGTTGCTTTCATATATAGAGATTTTGGTGCACCATTCATGATTAACTCATCTTTAAAATCGTATAGATAATACCCATTTGATTTACCTCTTAGATTAATTATTGGGTTTTCACATATGAATGTTAATTTTATTTCAGATGCTGGTTTTGTTTGACCTAAAACTAAGTTTGATGTTGTTGATTGTGATTGACTTAAATCACTTTTAGCTAAACTAGGGTTTAATGTAATAAAGCTTAATAGGTTTTGTGTTAATGGGATATCACTATCATAAAAAGATAAATTAAGGAATGTTTGTTTAAACCTTTCAGTTTCAAATTTAATATCATCATCAGTAAACCCTATTGAACCGTATGTTGTTTTGCCACTTAAATCTAATTCATACGTTATTTTATTAACAACTTTGTTATTTGAATTAATTGGTTTAAATCTAGTTTTTTCGTAATCAACAATTGGGTTGATAGTTTTTTCTACTTCAATATCAACAAATACTCTCTCAATTATTTCAGATTGGTCAACGATTTGATACTCCAAATTTATTGGAATATTAATCGTAGTTGCTGTGGTAGCACTAGATAAAGTTGATAGGTTTATTTGGTATTGATTTACAAACATTCTTTTATTTTAATTTATTATTATTATTATTAGTTTTTTAACAAACTTCATCCTCACTATTGATTGTGTATTTATCCGTAATTCTTTCACCATATGGGTCTGCTGGGAATTCGTTGTAATACAACCCCCAATCATTAAATGCATCTTGCCTTCTAACATAAAAACAATCATTTAAATGCATGTAATGTGAACCATTTAAAAATGGATAATCTAAAGCTTTTTCGTCAGATTGATTGTATCCAATACTTAACAAGTCTCGCCATAAATATCTACCATCATCTAATTTAACAGCATATGATGGTATACCTACAGTGCTTGAATCACCTAATTCTACATATGGAGAAAAATCTCTAATTCTTATTAATTGGTGAGCCTTATAGAAATACCCTT